GTCTTGACAAACCCAACTTTCTGCCGACGATCGCCGCACCTGCCGCAATATTAGCGTTTGTAATGTTTCCGTTGTGGTCGTTGTAAAGAGTATCGAAGTTTAAATTAACCTCTGCCGACTTGACGGTTTCCCCTGATGCGAAAGTGTATGTCTTTGTTACAAGTGCCATTTTGTCCTCCTATTGCGTTAGCTCCGCTTATACATTAGTTTCTGCGTGTGGATACTGACCGAATCCGTCTATTCTAAAAGTCTCTCCAAGAACTGAATTGCTGAAATTATATCTAACAGCCCTACCTCTGCCTGTAAGGTCTAATCTTTTAATCTTTCCACCGCTTCCTGCCCAAGTAGAGCTGTCCCAGACTGCGCTGTCCCCCCCTGCCCCGCCAGCAGACATATTAAACGACTGGGTGAACTGCTTACCCTCTTCAAAGTCAAACGAGTGAGAGAAACTAAGAGTGCTATCGCTTGCAGGGTAGTAAAGATAAACGTTCGGAGTTCCCTTTTGAGTAGTCAGGTCGCTGTAAGGTCTCCAGTTTGTCCAGTAGTATCCGTCTATCGCAGTTGCCGTGTTGAGAGGATAGTCGTTCGTGCCGAAATCTCCCCTATAAACCCTGCCTGTGTAGTCTTGGAAGTATGGTCTTTCGTCAACTCCATTGACCACAAAGGTAGCCATTGCAGACGCAGACATACCTACATACTCGCTCCAAGCATTGTTAAAGTAATCCCAGACCAGAACTCGGTCGTTGTTAGTCTGCCCCCCCGAAGTGAACGCCCACCACACTCGGTTCTTGTTCTTCTGTATCAAAGACCTAACCTTGGTAAAATTGGTCGAGTTGTATCCCTGTATCGTAGCCGAAATCTTGTCGCTAATCTTGGTGCTGGTTACTCCGTCATAATAGTAGAATCCGTCGTTCGAGAAGAACGCTAATCCGTTCTGAACTTCCTGCACGCTTGAGAATATACGACACCCGACAGGAGACACAGACTTCTGGACCGTGAACGGTATCTCTGAATCGCCTGTAAAGTAAATATTGTAAATAGAATCCGTCTTAAAAACGACCAGAGCATTTCCTAAGACTTTAATCCCTGTTATCGGCTGACCATCGTTCTTGCCAACCTCTACCCAGTCTGCCGAATCCCAAGTCGTAGCATCCCTTAACGCAGACCAGTAAAGTCTTGTCGGATACCACACTCCGCTCACGGTAACATTGGCATAAAATAAATAGTTATTGAACCCCTTGACAAAGCTGACGATCGAAGTTCCTGCCGGAGTGGAAGCTGTGGTCGCCGCCGCACCTGTGGTTATAAAAGGCTTATTCACTCCGTTTGCTATGAACACCTGAGTGTCGAAGTTCTCAAAGTCGCAATGGTTAGAACTCGTTATTGTCGCCGCACCTGTGATGTCGTCCCAAGTTCCGTCCAAGTCGTCCATCTTTTGTAGCTTTCCGTTGTAAACCCTCAAAGCAAGCCTTGTATGCGCAGGAGAGCTTGTGTTCAGCTTTTCATACCAGAACAGTCCGTCTCCGCCAATGCTTACGCTTGAATCGGTGTTTAAGCAGACATACCCGTTCCTCTTTAAGATAGAGCCCGACTTGTCGAAGTCTATATTCCTAAGGTCTGGGCTTTCGTTATCCTGTAAGTTTAAGGGGCTTTTCGTGGTGTTCAGACCGCCGTTAAACTTTACATCCGCAAACGGAATAGATGGTGTAGTAAAAATAGAGCCTGCCATTTAATACCTCGATGCTGGGCCGTAGTATGAACCAGCCTGTTTGTAAAGTAAGTTTCCGGTAACGTGGTCGTTCTGACCATAAGGTTTTCTCATCTTAAAGAAAGAATCTATCTTGTCCACATTAGTCCTGCGTAGCGACTTAATCTCGTCCTGATACAGAGAGTAGAAATTAGAAGCCTCGGTCTGAGAGCTTTCTGCCTTTATCTTAGCCACGCTCAAGAGGATAATCGCCTCGTCAAACTCCTGACCTAGTTCGTGGACATCTCCGTCATTGACCAGTCGATAGGGGTCTTTGTAATACTGGACGTGTATCTCAAACGCTCTTGTCGGTAGCGGATAAATCTGCACCTTTTTATACTGTATGCCTGCGGTGGTATCTCCGTGCGGTATCACAGCGTAAACAATCGAGGTGTTCCCTGATGCGGTAACGCTGATTCTGCCCTGAGAGCTGTTGCTCTTGACCACTCTTTCAATCTCCGAAAAAGACGTAATCCCTGTGGTTACTGTCGCACCGCTGACAGAGGAAGTTTTGATCGTCTCGCAGGCAGGATAACCGCCAGAAGTTCCGAAAATAGTAACGTCTAAGTTCGTATCGTTTGAAGAAGTCGAGAACACCGCTATTGACGTAGGAGTAAGGACGCTCTTAATCGCCATGTTCTCTCCCCACATCCGATAGTTAGTCGGCACGTTCTTCTCAGTAAGGTGAAGCCCTGTCCTGTAAAAGTCTTGGTCAACGACATATCCCATTAAGTAAGGATATCCGTAGTCCTCGTGCCATAGAAACGCTCTGTGACCGCATTGGACAGGCAGATTATACTCAGCCTGAGGTAGTATCTCGTAAGTTCCCGAAGTCGTGGTAGTGCCTGAATACTGCATATCCAAGACAAGTGATGTCTCTCCGGTTATCTGCTTGACATAGAAGTAATCAGAATCGCCTGACAGTTTCACCCTACGACCTATCTCCACTCCGTCTGTGATAAAAGTCGCCCCTAGGACGTTCACAGTCGTGCTTGAGCTGGTAGCCGATACATACCCTGTTCCTGTGGTGTAGCTTGTCTTAGTCGTGATTGTAGCGTTCCTGCGAAGTGGTCTCCATAGAGCTTCACGGCACACTCTAAACAAAGAAGTATTTATAATGTTCTTGATAGCGGTATCGAACTGAGTTCCACCCTGTTCTCTGGTGGCTCTCCTCTTTACCTCATTTTGTAAGTCCAGGTATGTCAGTGCCATTTTCAGCTCCTTTTTCTTCTGCTTTTGATACTTCCTCTTTTACAGGTTCTTTTTGGTCAACAACAGGAACACCATCTTCAAATATAAGTCCGTGCTTTGCGCATTCTTCTTTCATCTTATTTAGCGTAGGTCTAAACATCTCTCCGTTAGAACCCTCTGGAAGATTCTTTTCTGCGTTCAATAAAAATTTGCCAATAATATCAAACCTGCCCTGTTCAATCAGCAGGAAACTTGAATTAAAAGATAACCTGAAATCGTTTGGTCTTACCTTTAGACCTGCGATATAAACATCAAACGCCGTCCCAAGATACTTTCTCGCCTTAAGCTCTAGTCCGTATTGGTTATACCCCATAGCAACGTCTGGGAAGTTCTCAACATTGGACTTCCAATACACTAGGCAGTTCTTATACACAGGTATATACTTCCAGTTTAAAATTGCGTAAAGCGTTAGAAACGCATACTCAAACCCTGTGCCAATTATCAGTTTTGCCAGAAAGAACATCAACCCTACGTTGGCAAGGTAAAGATATCTCTCGGTGATCGGGTGAGTAATCAGCTTCCAGTTGCACCATTGTAGAATGTGAGCCAGATACCAGATAAACCCGAACATAAACAACATTCCGAAGTATATCGAACCCATTATCCCAAAAGCTATCAAAGCTATCCCTGCCGCAAAGAACCAATCTAATTTATACCACTTCTCGGTTTCTTCTCTAGAGAACCCGAACGAGTGCAGGTAACTATGGCACATACCCAATCGAATCGGGAATATACATAAAAGTGTATAATATCCTACAGTCTTAAACACAAGAATTAAATTTCTAATCTCGAACTTCTTTAGATACTCAGGTAATACTTCGTGCCTAAGTTTTAAAGTATTTATGTGTGTCTTGCTTCCTACTATACCCATTATCGGTAGCATTACCGCCATCCACGGCATCCCTAGAACCACGAACATGAGAGGGCTGAACGTGGAGTTAATCGACCACAGAAACGCTATCGGATACACTATCGGGAACAGTATCGGAAAGCAGAATCCTATAAGAATAAACATCGTCGCCAATGAATAGGGTCTGCCTGACATCCAGACCGCCGCCATGTTATTCACAGGGTTGATACAGAACAACGCCGCCGTGAGCATAGCAACAGGAGTCCTGCCGAACAGAACATATATCAGCATTGTGTTAATCGTGTGCAAGGTAAAGCTGAACAAATGACCCAATGCAGGGCTTTCCATATAGTCCTGCTTGAACTGCCTCCACAGATTGACCCAGAAGTCTTGTGTCTTGACTTCAGGTAGTCTTTCCTGTGCCGCCAAATCGTCAATGATACATCCATAGCCTATGGTTCTTATGTAGAAAATCACATTTAAGATTGCCAATACTATAAAATCCATTTAAAATCTCCTCTCAAGAGTTAGTCCGAACTGATTGTCATTTCCCAGCTTTCCGCCGTAAATACCGATTGACCATAATCTTTCGTCTGATTTCTTTTCTTCTTTCCCAATCAATACTTTCCCTCCGTCGTGAACAACAATCGACTGAACTCGGTTGTCTATCTTGTCCGTCTTCTCCGTGGCTTTTCTCAAGATATAAGAACCTGCGGACAAAAGCACGAATATAGCAACAGATATTCCAATCCATTTGTTCACCTGCATATTATTCAATTTTGCTGTTGGCAGTTACTCGACCATACACTCCCAATGCTCCGAGCATAGCAAGAACAACGCTCACAATCGGAGATGTCATAATCTGAGTTCCGAAAGCTTGGTCAACTGCCGTTAAAGTAGCCAGAACTACCGTAATAATACCTGCCCATACCGCTTTAGACGCATACCATTTTTTACTTTCCACAACACTCCTCCTTTGTTTTTAAACAGTTATCTATATTGTAAAATTCTTCTCTGCAATCAACGCAGATGTAAGAACGTGTCTTTCCTGGTAGAGCCAGTCTTAAATTCCTACCACACTTCGGGCATTGTTTTCTCGGCATCTCGGTAAACTCTCCTTTATATGCGTCCAGATGAAACATCATCCAATAAATACCTTCATTAAAACCATTACAACCATATTGATAACTGTAACCGTAATCCCGATTCTCCACATCGCAGACTTCTCTTTATCGTCCTGATGTTGCATAAAAGTTTGCAATACCTTCTCGGTAACAATTATCTTCTCCCGATACTTTGCAGATTCGCTTTCGTGCTTATCTACTTTCTCCTCGACAAAGTTAATCCTTGCGTATATCGGCTGAGAAAGCGTGTTTATCTGTGCCGTGAGTGCCAACACTGCCGCTGTCAAATTCGTGATATTAGCGTTGATTCCCCCGAGATCTCCGCATACCTTGCTGTGTTCTTCGCATTTTTCGCCCATCAATGTATCTCCCCTGTCCCTCCGCAGAATACGTTCGTGTCCGCAGAGCGAGTTGTGAACGTTACCAAATTAGATATTGCTGATAAATTAGGTATATCGTCATAGGACTTCACCCCGATAGTATATTGAGTTCCGTTGGCAAGTCCTGAGAGAAGATAAGTTACTCCGTTTCCCACACCCTGTGGAGTAAGACCGTGATCGACCACCGTAGCCGTATCCCAATCAAATGCTTGAGAATCTCCGGTGTCGTATCTGATGTAAAACCCAGAGCAAGTGCCGGAATTGCCGTCATCGCCCTTTTCGGTAAAACTAATCCGTCTTGAAGAGCCAAGCGGTCCTTCTTCTGCGGATAGATTGTATATTGCGTCCGGTGGATTGCTGTCCGGGGCGTAGGAGTAAGGGGCATACGCCAGAGTAATCATCGCACATCGTCTTATCGTGAGATTGCTAAATCCTACCGTGGTTTCTCCTGCGGTTGTAACCGTCTTATCTGATAGGGTTGCCGCCATTGTAGCGTCAATGCCTGCAACGTGGACTCTGCGAATAAGGTCATTAGCCTCTACCGGGTCGCTGTAATCTCCATCACCAAGAAAACAAACCACTCGGCTTCCGTCTACGGCGGTAGTTATGATATCGCTGATTGTCGGCTCTTCAGTTAGCTTTGTTACAGTTTCATAGATAACATCACCTTGAGCGATGTTATACCAGCACATAGCAACCACGGCTAGTCCGTTGCAGTTTCCTGTTGCCGTAGCCGTTACCGTGAACGTTCCAGAAGACGGCAGGTCTGCTTCTTTAATCTCCCAAGCCTCAACGTGCATCTTAGAGGTCGTGGTCGCAGTTACAGATGTTATCTTTGTCGCACTAATCGAACCGTAGGTAACGCTTAAAATGGGATGGTCAGTTCCAGATTCTTCTGCCGCAGTGAAAATAACAACACGCCTGTTAGGTGAGTTAGTTATGGTCAAATCGCAAGTAACCTGAGATGCCTGGATAAGAGCAGTAGAAGATGCGTAACTTTCGGTCGGAGTTACTTCGTAATCCTTCGCCGCCGCTGAATCAACATTAGATATGGCGGAAGTGTTCGGAATCTCGTCGCTTGCCTTGACCGCAAAATAATAAGTCGTTCCACCTGTCAATCCGATCACGGTAACGTTCTGAGTTCCCCCTGCGGTTACAATTGTGTAGCTTGATGTCGAAGCCGCAGTAGCAGACGCAAAGTTTCCTGCGGTTATCTCTGAGGTCGAGTATCTGATGTCATAGCTTGAGACCGTTCCAGTTCCCGCGTCATCACCTGGGGCAGTCCACGAGAGTGCTACTTCACCGACATTCGTTCCTGTTGCCGCTGAGAGCGTGGAGATGTCTGATGGAGCGGTAGTATCTTCTCCATATAGCGAAGCCGTCATCCCTGTGTTGCCGAGATATTCCCAGATGTAAGAAGTAAGAGTTATCTCTCCCGTGGGAGTTCTGGGATTTGCGGTGCTGGCACAGAATCCTCTTGCTCCGACAACATCTACAGAAGAATATGTGTCCTGCGTAATATCTTCATTCCACGCCGCCATATCATCACGGATTTCGTTCTCGTTAGGCCAAGGCCATAAATCGATATCTGTAAGTGTATCCCAGCCTTCTTCTCCGTAGAGTGTTCCAGACGTTCCATGTTGTTTTAAAATCGTCGCTCCAATATCTCCGCTATCCGAAGCCGCTCCGTCCAAAGACGAACTGTTTTCAATTCTTGGGAGATACAACAAGGAAGCAGATAGAATATCAACATTGGTAATATCATTCGCCCCAGCGGTAGCGTTATCGTAATTACTGACAGACATTCCGTAGATAGCGTTATAATCCAATCCAGTCCATGAAGGAGCAAAGTCTTTCTCAAAAGCAGACCTGCCGCAAGATACAGCTATCGAATTTGTTATATTGATAGTGCCTGGGTCGAGTTCCCAGTAATACGCATCCCCAGTTCCATAACTTCCATTGCCTGTAATCCCTCCTGATGTGCAATGGTCTATGCTGGTTGTCCCGATATTATCGTTATAGAATCCTAAATGAAACCCCTTGGAGGAATCAACTCCCCAAGCGATACAGTTTTCATATATTCGCGTTCCCCAAACCTTATAATCATTGAATCCTTGCCCAGAATTTAAAACTATACACCCCTTATCTGAACCAGTGGTGTCTGTTATTGCGTTTCTCTCATTCCAGAATCCACCATACCAACCACCTGTCGGGCCAGTTGACTTATCTATGGCGATACAATTTTGGAAGTGGATATTATTTGAGTCATATCGGACGAATGTAGCACATTGGCTAGATGGATGATAGTCGTGCCTTGCAATACATCGTCTAAAAACAACATAACTGCAAGTTTGACACGCAAATTTATATCTGCCTGTTCCCCATGCCCAGCAATCTTCCACTAGAATATATTGACTATACGCTAACGATACTGCGGTTATGTTCCACGTGCTAACCTTCGCACCCGTGAATGAACATTTTTTTAATTTTATGTGGTCGCTCGAATTTATCTGCAAAACAAGACCACTTAGATTTGCGTCAAATTTTATACCTTCAATCGTAATATATTGTCCGTCATAAATATCAACCGCAGTTCCATAAACAATTTGAACCCCGAAGTCATTCTTTGCCTTGATTGTAGTGTAACTATTTATAGTCCCATTTGGTATGTTGGTATAAACCCGATTGAGGGAATTTTCTGAACCCGTATAAGTTCCATCAGCAATTATCAGAGTATCCCCACTCGCCATTAACCCAACACCCTCATGGATAGTTTTCTTCGCCGTTGCTTCGGTAGTTCCGTCTCCGCTAATCGAAACACTTCCGTCAACATACCAAGTAGCACCGTAGCAGTTTACTGAGATAAGCAAGAATAGTAGTGTAAGTAGTTTTTTCATTCAGTTACCACCATGATTACCTGCGATAATGCCGTTGAAGTAGCAACATATTCGTCTGCCCCCATGTCCCAAGTTCCAGAGACTTGGACGTTATCAATGTCATAATCAACCCCAGACGGTGAAGTCCCAATTGTAGCCCCAACGTTAATTTGAACGGCGGCAGAAACAAGGTGCATGTCAGTAGTAGAAACAAAGTCATTTACTGTGCCTGTAGAAATACAGGTGCTTCCACCTCCTGTTTCGTTGGCTGGGGCGGTTGCATCATCAGAACAGTTATATGTGAATGTTATAGTATCGCCAGCAACTGTATAATCCGTATCACAAGCAATAGAAACATTATTTCGACAATTTATCGTTGTTGTGTTGCCATCGGTAAAAACAAACCCTAAATCACAATTATAAATAGTATTATTATGGACGTTAAATGTAGATGTTCTAAATGCCGCAGTTTGGCACTCAATCCCTAAAAAATCATTAGTTGAGTGGTTAAACCCATAAACTATATTTCTGTAAATATCACCATTCCAAGTCCCAACATCATTATAAAAATATATCCCCCGAAGCTCATTAGTTCCAGCATTATGTGATCCTGTAGTATATACGATATTATGCCTAGCGATACAATCATCACTTCTTATTTGGATGCCATTGCAATCATCACTGGCAGAACCACTATTTGTGGTTAGTATTACTATTAACCATTCAGCTACCGAAAATAAATCAGAAAGTCTGAGGATAGAACCATTGGCACTGCTAAGCTGACTAGTTATCGTCGCACCACCATTATCCGTCCCGTTGTGTCTTTCACCAGCAGGCACAGTTATTTTCATGTAATACGTTGCATTTGTGGTTGAACCGTCAACTAAAACAGAATCGGTTAAATCTCCTTGGTCATTATATAGATGTGATTGTTCTTGTCTTGTCTCTGTGGTTAATGCTCCGTCTTTGGCATCTTCCCACAAAGTCAACGTATCGTAATCTTCACCAACCTTATTGACCGTGCTAACTGTTTCAGCGAACGCAAACGGAACAAGATAATTGTCAATGCCTTTTATCGGTCGAACAACTGAGGCATACTTTACACTTTCAACGGCATAAGAAATTAGGTCTAAATTTGTTTTATCTCGGAGATTGTCTTTAATCTCTTTTCTTGACTTGTTTCCGTTAAGACCTTTTTTCAGTCCTTGGATGTTTAATTTCTTTTTGCGGTAGGCATTCCCTTCCCATCCCTCTTTAAGTTCTGAAATATCTTCTTCCGTTAATCCAGATACTTGGAATATCGCCCATTCTGACTTAGCTGTTTCGGACGGTTCGTTGCCTGGTTTTACCTCACGAATATCTACAACATCACCAGACTTGCTCCGTCCACACCCCAATAACTCTACCTCGGTTCTGTCGTAAGTCCTGACGTAAACCCAATGGTCTGCAAAGCACGGAACGCACACCATCAAGAACAATAATGTAAAGAGTATCTTCTTCATTGGTCTCCTAATCTATATCTGATGAAAACCACCCAGTTATCGTTACCTTTACCACTCCTGGGTCGTCAGTATCGTCAAAATCCAAAGTAATAATCTCATCGTGGGCTATGGTTGCGTCCGTAATTGTCGTCTCAGTGCAGGTAAACACGCTCGTTCCGTCTGTGGCTATCTCTAATGCGTCCACGGATGCCGGAGCACTCCAATCAGAAGCAGTTACTACTTCTACTCCAACCGTAGTATTGTCAGTATCACTCCAAGCGTTAATCTCGGTTATCGTGAACACCATTCCTGTGTTGTTGTGCCAGATAGGGCAAAGGTCTCTTTCTGTGTCTGCTAAATCCTGAGGCTTCATAATTGTGGCTTGGATTGTCTTTAACTTTCGGTCAACCAAGAATTGGTTTGTTCCGTCAAATCCTCGGATTGAAACATCGCCTGATTCATTCGCTCCGTCTGTGTCCATTGAAACTTGACCTGTAACTGTTAGATCAGGGTCTGTGGCGTTGGGAATCTCAAGCGTAGCACCGCCGAAGTCTAATGTCTGGGTTGAGGTCGGAGTTACAAATGAAGCAGGGTCGGTATATCCCATTGTTCCGTCTGCGTCAACATTAACTAGATAATTAGCCCCACCGGAAGCCGCTGTCGGAAGTGTCCAGGTTACGTTTCCTGCAAGAGTTGCAGGGGTATAAATGCGGAAGTAGTTATTGTTTGTAGCTGGGTCATTAACTGGGTCTTCGTATAAATTAAGATACTGAGCGTATCCGTTTACTCTAGTTACGTTGAATCCTGCGGCGGTAATCTCGTTGGTTGTGGTCGCTCCGTTGTCGGTAACGTCCTGAAGTGTCTGAGAACCGCCTGCTGACAAGCTGAATGTTCCGTCAAGATTGTCTGTTAGTGAGCCGTCTGTTACTTTTAGCGTCCGAGGAACTCCTATCGGGTCTCCGTCCTCTTCGCTGAATATCAATCCACGCACCGAGGAAAACACGTCTGCGTGAGCGGTGTTGCAAATTAAAACAAAAAGGAGTATAAGTATGAATTTCTTCATGTCGTCTCCCAATATCTAACGTTCGCCTCTACCGAAGATACAACGCCGTATATCGGCCCAAGGTATGTCCCGAACCCTCTGGACTTCCCTCTGGACTGATACTCATATACAGGCAATCCGTTAGAAGCAGTTACGTTAGTGTCTGTGCCAATGTAAATAACCGAGTTCTGCGTATTATTAACTATTTCTATTTCTTTTCTATTTGTGTTTGCGGCGACTATCAAGGTTACCGCAGTAGTTACTGTTACATTGCCATAAGACGACATTTAAGACCTCCTCTATTGTATCTCCTTCGGTAAACCAAAGTCTCCGTATCTGTCGTTTCCCTGACCGCTGAAATCCTTGCCACCGCCGAGTGTTTTGATCGCTCTTACTCTGGCTGGCAGTTCGTGGCTGGAAACCTTAGACGCTTTAGACTCGAACTCTGCAACTGATTTTTCTTTGTCGTATCCGTAATATGCTAAAAATTCTTTCTCGCTCTTAAAGTTTAATTCTCTGAGCATTCTTAAAAACTCAGGGCTTTTCCTGAAATTAGACCCCATCGTTTCCGGGGGATTTTTCTTGTCCTGCTCCCAAAGCTCGAACAAAGCCTGACGGCACGGCCCTTCATAGATAAACTCCTGACCAGGCTCTACCATCTCATCTACATACTTACCCTCGGTAGAAGGGTTTTTGATCGCTTTGTTGCTGTTGTTTCTTAATACTACACGTTCCTTTGCAGGATGTAACTCTCCCTCAAACGATACCCATTTAGACATAATAACTCCTTTCATGGTTAGTTTTGTTATGTCTTACTTCTCTTCCTGATACACGATAACGGCATACGCTATGCCGGAATTTGCTGAACACTCTGCAAAACACCCGTTCGGGAATCTAATCCCCTCACCGCCCAAGTCGAATATGTTTCCGCTACCAGCTTGACCGATAAGCGTAACAAATATATTCGCTGTGGAAGCGGCACTTGCGGCGTCATACAATGTTAATGTTCCTGCGGTAGAAGCGTTACAAGCCATCGACACGAAAAATACCCTCTTGGGCTTTCCGCTCGCACCTATAGCACTTCCGGCAGTTATTCTTTGCGCCCCCGGAATCTGGTATGGCATTTCATTCTCCTTTTAAGTTGAAAAAAGGGTGGGAGAGAGAACATTTTAGGCGTTTCCTATTATGATTGTTGTCCCGTTCCAAACTCGTCCCACCCTGTTTTCTATTTACTTATTCAAGTTCCACGTTGATAATCGCATGACCGCTAGTAGCCGCCGCCAAAACAACCTTACCAATCACCGGAATATCCAGATAAGGAACTAAGCCAGAACCAGTAGCCGTAGTCGCTCCGTTACCATACGCTTCTACACAACCAGCGTCGGTATTCGAGAGGATAGCAAGATTACCAGTCGTCAGCGTTCCGCTCTGGGGAACTCCGATTACTCCTTTGGTTATCACAAAGCCGTAATATCCAGCCGTAGAAGCACCAGCCACCGCAACTCCAACCGCTAACGCAAGGTTAGTAGAAACGCTCAAGCCAGGTTTAACGTTCGCATATTTCGACGGAGCAATCGCCAAGTCTCCGGTAGCGTCCAAACCAACCTGAACCTTATCATACAGTTCAAAAGTGGTCGCCGTTCCGTTAGAAGCCTGGTTGCCTTTAATGCGGTATGTATATCCTAATCCAGTTCCGCTGGAAATCGTTACATATCCACCAGCATATTGGTCTGCGGTCTTAGTTCCGATCTGCAGAACAAGATACTTACTGCCAATCATGTTCGGGTATGTTCCGGTCTGTTCATCGTTCATCTGGAACGCACTCGAAGTCGCAATGACTGAGTTCGCCGTGTAAATCTGAGCCGATTCGTTCAAGTCAGGAGCAACAACCTGCCCTCTGGACGTAACCGCCCCGAAATGCACATAGCGATATACCGAGCCGTCCTGTCTCTGGACTCTCGTCCCGATAGCAAACTTCGGGCTTGCGTCCTGACCAAACAGGTTAATGCCTGCACCCACCGCCAACTCGCCGGACGGAAGGGAATTGCTGAAATAACTATTCGTAGAAACTGCCATTTTTTACTCTCCTTTTTTGCCGTTCTGCATGCAACAACATATGCGGCTTGTTATGATTTAGATAACACAAATAAATTCACTTCTGTCGCCTTGTCAATCGGGTTCAAAGTAACAACACCTGTTGAGCTGACAAAAGAACAACTTACCATGCTTGGGCCAGCAGTAGTAGCCTGTGCCCACGCACATACGATGTTCGGTAATCCGCTCGTCCAGGTATCACCAGTCGCACCAGAAGAAACAGAAGCAAACTTAACGATGTGCATGGTCAAAGAACCCATGCTCTCTTTAGTTATACTCGTTGCCGTTAAAGCTGACATTGTTTACCTCCGATTAGCTGATGTTCGTTAATTTGAAATGACGCCGTCTGTTGTTCGTGATTAACTGACCTCTCCACATAACAAACGCAACCTTAACGGTCTGGTTCGTCGGAGAAATAAACGGAGTCGTGATGTAATCGGTTTCGCTATCAACCGCAAGGTAGATATAGTTCATGTTCAAACCGAACAATAACCCTGTGCCGATGTAGTTACCAACCACCAGAGGAACTCCCTTGAACGTAAGGTTCGTAAACCCTGCGTTAGCAGTCATCGTGTTGGAGATTCTTTCCAACGGAAGTCTGGTCTGCTCGAACTTCTGGAAAATCGCCTTGTTCGTAAGATACACAGTCGGATTGTCCATATTCGCCGCACTCGATACTGCATAAGTCGCCGTGGTCATATCCGTTAATCCCTGAGTAGCAAACGCACCGGAAGCCGTAACATTAGACTGCCAGAACGTGTCGGAAGCTCCGTTAAGAGTTCCCAACGCACCTGTGTTCACAAGGGTTTCTAAGTCGATTAAACGGTTAGCTTCTGACACCGGAGTCGAGAACGCTTGGTCTAATCTATCTTTAATCGCCTTGTTCGCAAGTTTCGTCTTGGTCTCAACCAAGGACAGAATCTTATGCTCGTCTCCGCTGTTCTGACGCTCTTCATCACGAGTGATTTGAATCGGCTCGTAGCAGTTCTGCCAGCGAAATTCAACAAGCGTGGTGTCATCACCTTGGTTGGTGTTCAGAATATCAGCCCCAAGATAAAAACCGCCGTCGTCCTGTTTGTCTTTAATCAGTGTCTCCACGATTGAATTACCGCCATTGATAATCTTTTTGTTTCCTGTCTGATTTACTAATTTCTCTACCGTAGGTTCGTTGTATTTGTTGTCAATCAATCTCTTCTGGTAATCTGCCAGAGAAGTAGATAATACAACAGTATCTATAGTAGAAGGTATGCCATATTCGTTAGCCATCTTTTACCTCTCTTATTTTCTTAGTTGACTTTCTCTTGTTTTTTGTTTGTGATACTCATAGAGCTTAGTCATGAATCCGTCTTCGAGTTTTCCATCAACCTTTTGCTCTTTTACCACGTTCGCAGACTGCGGATTGAATGAAAAAGACTCTGATTTCTCACTTTTTAACTTTCGCTCCTCTTCTTTGCCGAGTTCGTATGCTCTTCTCGCCATTGCTTCATAGTCAAGGACTTTATGCAGATGTTCTCTCGTGGCGTTAAGTCTGCCTGAGAGTAAATCCTGCTGTAGCCTGTCTATGGCTTGTGGGTCATAGCTTGCATACTTACTCTTTAACTGCTCGTCCTGCTGACTCAAGGTCGCTCTCTGGCTTTGGGCTTTTAGTTCGTTAATCTCCCTCTGCATATCAAGAAACCTTGATTTCTCACTCTCAGTTAGTGCCGACCAATCTTCGTCAGACTTACCACTATTCGGTGGGTTCTGGGAAGCCATCACACTCTGAGCCGCTGTTACAAAATTCTGGTCGTTTAATAAAGACTGAATCCTCTCTGGCGTCCAGTTAGTTTGTTCAGTCATTTTTCTCTCTAAATCTTTCCTCATCTCTGCAATGGACTGGTATTTCTCGTTGTAACCTTTTTGAAACGATTTATACGCATCCTCAGCCCATCTCTTAGCTTCTTCTGGGGTTTTAATCTCCTTTAGCTTGCTATAATCGAATTTATCGTCAAGTTTATGCTCCTCAACGCTTTTTTCTATCGGTTCTGCTTTCTTCTCGGTTACTTTGAACTGAGAAATCCTGGTCATTAAGTCAGGTTCTTTTGATTCCGGCTTGACTTCTGCCTTTACTTCTGGTGCTGTTTCTACTGCTACTGCCTTTACTTCTTCCATGACTCGCTCCTTTTGGTTGGCGTTGGTCTATACTGAAAAACCACCTTGAATTGATTCTCTTGGAGTGTTCGGATTACCGATTGCAACTCCTAACTTCTTCATTGCGTCTATTGTGTTATCCCCTAACCTGACCCTGCCTTTTTTATCCTTTGATGCCTTCGCCGCTTGGATAATCGCTCTTGCTTCAGGCGAAAACTCGTTCTTTGGTGCTGAATTGGCTTTGTTTTGTGCTACCTGTGCTAAATAGTCTGCCTTTTCCTGTGAAACCATACCCCTGCGCTTCATTTCGTATTCGTAGTGAGCCTTGGATTCTATTTTAATTCCCATTGCCCGATTGAAATGCTTGTAATTGTGGTCTTCCCTTGTAATTACGTTCGCCATTATGCTCCTTTGTCCGTGTGTTCATACCAATCTACCTCAACCGCAGATACTTTTGCAGGGTCTATCAATACATTTCTGGAAATAGAAATCAAATACGCCATTATCCAGCCCAGAACTGCTCAGTTGAAGTATATCCAGCTCGAATTAAGTCAGAATGAACGCTTCCGAAGTTTCTATCTACGATATGTTGCTTGCCATCGTCCATAGTAACGACAATTCTCTGCTTGCCATCGACTTTTTTCATCGTCAATGTCGAAATCTTCTCAGGATTCACCAGAATATCTTCCGCAATAGCTATAAATTGCACCTTATCCTCCTATCATTTCTACTTTTGGTCTCGGTAATTGTATCTGTTGACCTACGTTTTCGTCTTTTTCCATAACTTTCTGTAAAAGAGCAGACTGAACCTGTATCAACTGCTCTAAAGTATCAGATACTTGACCTGCGGCTTGTAAAAGTTTCTGCACCGACATATAAACTTCGATCTTTGCCCTGTGGTCGTCCTTCTCGGTCGGTGGGAAAGGCACTTGAGAACCCATTAACGCCGCATTTACGTTCTCGTTTGCCTCTCTCATCTCCTTAACGCTGACGTATCCTTCGCTTTCTTCAGGCTTGATGTTCCTGAACACGTCTGGATTCCTAATCTTCATCCTCATTAGCAACTGCTCGATAAGCGGAGAAAGGTTTATCGTCTTGCCCTCTTGCAGGAGTTTCTCTCTAATCTCAGGTGTCTGCAAGGCGTTGAACATCATTATCAACAGAGAGTTCACTTCCTGAATTTCTTTCTCTGGGTTCTCAGGAAGCATCGAGATAACGTCAATCTCAACGTCCGTATCTGCCTGCAGGTCTTCTTTGCTGGGTTTGTCCGACCATTCCAAGTCTAAACTGCCGACAATTCTTACGGCGTCATCGTAAGGAACGAACTGTTTATTTAACTGATTTATATAATGAAAGCTCTTTTTAAGGAACTCTGCCATTAAGTCTTGTCTGTAGGCTGGTCTTGCCGCACCGCCTGCGTTGCGAATCTTTACCGAAGCCGCACTCTCCTCGCCAGACTGCAAGAAACCTCGCTTTAAATCAGTAACCCCAGACTTGTCCTCGAGATTCTTCTGGATTCTCTGGTCGATCAAGTAAAGTTCGCCCGAAGCCTGTCCACCGCCCGAAGCTACGAACATCCTGTCTTTAGGATTGCCGCTTTCAAAGGTTATAATAGTGTTCTCGCCACGCTGTATCTTGGTAATGTCTTCTTCGTTTGCACCTTCTTTAGAAAGACCTACCCATACCTTTGTGTTCTCCTGTGCGTTCCTAAGCTGTAAGTTTATGATTGCGTTCTTCTGGTCTGCGACCTGCTTATAGGTATCAACATCGCAAAGACCGAATAGGTTATCTGGTAGCTCATTAAACTCTAGTATATGAGCCGGAAATCCCTCTGCCTTAATTCCCCATGGACTTTGGCGTAGGGGTTTATTCTGCTCGTCAGTAAGAAGCAGAATCCAGCCGTTATCTCCGTTGCGTTTTTCTTTCTTGGAAGGCCTGAGGAATATTTCGTAAACTCTTACAAATCTTGCGTCTGAGGATTCCTGAAATTCATTTGCGGTATAGTCAAGAAGTGCTTTTTTGTTACTGCCGAGCGTTACAATGTCCTTACCGCCGATGTTTACTTTACTCTCCGAACCTTTGCCGACTTTCTCGCCGAACCCTTTAAAGCCTTTAATCAGTTTCTTGTCAACGTCTAACTTGTCGTCCTCGATAATCTCGTTTATCGGAACGTCGATAATCCGTCCTACCCAGCGAGCTTCCTCAAGGTTAGATATGGTTACTTTTGGATCGTGAATAAAGCGAAGAGGAGATATCCTCTTTACAAAGACCTTTTCGTCCTTGATAAAGATGGACTGCTCCTCAGTCATACCGAAATCACCCTTATATCCGTGCCACATTACCCCATAAGGGAACAAAAGTGCGTCAAGCAGGGTCTTCCTTGCTTCTTTCTTGTAGTCCATCTCAGACACGCTGTAGTTTAATATATGCTCCTGAGTTCTGGCTGATAAGGTAGAATCAATGACTGTATCTTCCTTGCGTCCGGTAACCGGATTGAGCTTCTTTGCGATGTATGTCTTAGACCTCGGCTTTAGAAATGCTCTTGGGTTGCGGAAGAAGATAGAAGGAAGATTGTTCTGGATTATCGGATAGACTTCGTTAAGTAGAATATCCCATCCGAACCCTACCGGAGGAACAAAATCACCGATATATCTGTGAAGCGATTCGGTGCATATTGGCAAAAGCTCCTCACGGTTAATGGCTTCTGCCATGATTATTTCGTTCTTTAACGCCACTAACTTTTCATCTGGGAACTTAGCCAATTTGATATCCTCCGTCGAAAGTGTTTAATTTTCTAAACAGTGTCTAACTGTATGCACACTTTTCCATAAATGTCAACAACTATTTTAAAATAATTATCTGTATGAAATCTTATGCGGTATTCCATAAATCTGTTTCTTATTGCCAAACACGAACGGTTTTTTGTCTGGTTTCTTGATTGCGATAGCTTGCTTACGCCACCAGTTAAATGCGTCGTCCTCTACATCCTCGCTTGCTTTTGCTTTGGGTGCTTCGAGTATCTGGCACAATCCCTGTGCGGCATCTGCAAGGTCGTCGTGCTTTGCAGACCTTACCCTGACAAGCTGGCTTTCTAAATCACCCATGTTAGCCTTGTGAAAGATCATATGTTGTTTGTATCTCGGCTGGAGTCGGGTGATAATCCTAGAAATCTTGTCGGTATCCCATTGTAAGTCCTTAAACCACAGGAAGTAGTTCCTGCGTCGCATCTCAAGTTTCAACAGATGCTTCATGACTTTCTCTAGCTTGGCTTTCTCGAACCCGATCGGCACTGGAGTTCTAGTCAACCCCTTGAGCCGTTTCTCCATGGTAAAGAGTATCTCGCACAATCTGTCCGGCTTCATACCCTTCTCAAAGATGTAGTCGTCTATCAGAATATCAGACTGGGGAGTTAAGAACCCAGGCATGATAACGCTATAGTCGTCCTCTCGCTTCTCTTCCCAGGCTAAATCACACGCTATTGCCGCTTTGCAGGCGTGAATATCGTATCTAGCGGTAATCTGACCGCTCTCCCCTAAAAGAACGCATTGGCTCTCTTCGATATACCAGCGTCTAAAGTCTTCCCTCTGGATGTCCTGGAGAAGCCCTGTCGATGGGTCGTTCTGTATCTCCTTGGCGAACTTAATAGGGTCGTTCTTAGCCATCTCGTCCAACTGCTCAACTGTCCACTTATAATCCCACAGTGATACTTTCTTGCCGTCTACTATGTTCAGCCCACGATACAATAGCTTCCTGAACTGCAGATATTCGGTCTTGCTGACGAGCTTTGCCATCTGGGAATCGTCGTGCAGAATCGTGCCTACGACTACGATCTTGACCCTGTTACGCTCTCCCAACAACATGAGAACGTCGTCAAAGTATCTCTGCATCTCAACCCTTCGGTCGGGGTTCTTGACCATCTCGTCGTCCTCTACGTCATCTAAGATGATCAGGTCAGGTCTCCACGCTCCGCTCTTTCTACCTCTCAGTGCAGGTATCTGCTCACGTCCGGCACAGATTATCTGGGTCTCAAACCCGTCCGGGTGTCTAAATATAGCGTCCCCCTCAGAATCTTTCCTAATGACTATCCCGTAGTCCTTTATCAGGTCTTGGTTCTCCTTGAACTCTTTCTTGATGGTCTCAAGGCTTGAACACGCCTTATTATAGGTGGACTGGACGATGATCGCAAACCTCCGGTGCTTGAAACAGATCGCATGGGTCGGTAGGAGGAAGTTTGTGATCGTGCTTTTGGCACTCTCTCGGGGTGCGGCAATAGCCAAGAGGTCGTTCTTTAAATACTCCAGCACCAGCTTTAGGTGAAATGCAGGGCTAGGACCTCTGAAATGATGCTTGAAATAGAAAAAACCCCAGGCTAAAGGGTTCTGCTCAAACGACTTGAATATCTTTTCCTGCAGGTTATTCTGGGTCAAAAGTCATTTCCTTCCACCGCTCCAAGACAATCAATCATTTCCTAATCCCTCTTCCGACGGAGAGCTTATAGTCCAATTCTCGTATCTTCTTTCGAACTAGGTGGATATGTCTAATTCTTATCCATCTTTTTATCCATTTACAGACATTTATCACACACATATATCTAAATTGGTCAAAATTTTGTGGCGTAGTTGGACTCGGGTTATCCTATCCTTGGCCCCACCCCCACCCCCGAAAAAGCCTGGGACGGCGAGCCTTAACATTAACAATTCCATTGACTTACATTGTCCATCTATATCTATATTGCTATCCCTTGTCCTGGTCTGTCCTATACTGTCCTAGTCTGTCTAGGTCTGTCTAGGATTGGTGATGGTTGGGGAAGAGATTGACTCGGTTAACCTTGTCGTGCTAAAGCACTCTTTATTTAAATGCTTTGTCTTAGAGGCTTGGCTAGTTAATGATTGGCTTGCCTCTATGCTTTTGCTCTTCTTTCCCCGCAAAAGCTTAGTCTGTTGTAGCGCTTGCGCTAGTCTCAATGATTTCCCCTGTTATTGCTGAGTTAGTTAGTTGGCTGTATAAGTTGTCTAATTTGTCGGTTATCCCCTCAAGGCTCTTGATTTTTTCCGGGCTGTCTATGATATTAACTATTACCTTGCGATTGTCCTGCTTAACTGCGTCTGTTAGCTTGTGTAGTCTATATCCCTCTTGGATTGCGGCCAGCTTGATTGCGTTATCCGGCACATACTCTATACCATATTTACCTGAGATCGCTTTCATTGGGCTTTCCGTGAGTGGCCTGAGTTTTTTATTTAACGCTATAATTCCCAACCCCTGTTTGTCCAGCTGATCGCTCATATATTTTTTGATCTCTTCACTTGATAATAGCCTTGATACTTCGCTGATTGCTGTGGACTCTCTTGCTTGGGGGTAAACGGACTGATATGCGGCAACGGGATTCTTTCCTTTTAATATTTTATTTGCTACCCTTTTGTGCTTTATTTTTTTTTGCCTTTGTTGAGGTGTTACGATTACTTCGCTTTGTGTTACTTCATTTTTTGGGCTTTCTTGTGTTCCCTCTTGTGTTTTATCGTCTGAGATTTCCATGCTTAACTATATGCACACTTTTAGATATTTGTCAATATTTTTCTTTTTTTATTTTAAAATATTTTTTAATTAACTATTGACAAATTGTGAGTGCGTGGTATACTTGGTAGTGGATGGAGGGAATGGTCTCTCCACAAATAAGGAGGGGAAGATGGAATATTACAAAAAAGTTAGGAGTGGTTACGATATACGCTATATTGATAAGAATGGATCATATTATAAACTATCAATGAATGGAAAGTTTTTAAAATCTAAACCTTTTAAAAGTATTGACAAGGATTATGGATATATAAACCTAAATGTTATTGATGAAAAAGAATTTGGATTAAGAGTGATAGATTAACTAACCAATAACTGGGGATAACAATGAAGACTCTAATTATATTCTTACTTTTCTCCGGCCTTGTATATGCGGACGTGGTTACGGAAACTATAGCCAGGGAAGCGTCTGGAGAGCCTTTTGAAGCACAAATACTTGTGGCAAGGGTAATACGTGTCAGATCAGAACAAAGGCATTTAACGCCGTCTGAGGTGTGTTTACAGCCTAAGCAGTTTTCTTGCTGGGATAAGGGCATAAGGCAGAAACCAAGAACAAAGGCAGAATTGGACAGAGCAGAGCAAGCTTGGAAATTATCAGAAAGGGGGGATATTGTAGACTTATACCACGACACAAGCGCAACACCGTATTGGGCAAGTAAGGTTAAGTTTGTAAAGCAGATTGGAAGATTAAAATTCTACAAGGAATAAGGGGGAATTTATGGATAAATTGCATTGTAGGTTTTGCGGAGCGAAACTCAGGGAAGATGAGGAAGATGTTTGCCATGTATGCCATAGAGAGCTTGTCGAAACTAATCAGGAAACCATTTTGTGCGGGAGGTAATATGTGCCAAGCAGGGGAAATATTAGTCCATATGCTCAAGGGAGAAAGCATAACACCGTTACAGGCGTTAAGAAAGTTTAGCTGTATGCGATTAAGTGCCAGAATTTTGGATTTAAGGCGGTTAGGATACGAAATTAAAGCAGAATTAGTTAAGAGGGGCAAGAAGCATTATTGCCGTTACTCAATAGGAGGATGCTAAATGATAGAAAGACTAATTGATGAAGCCCTTGCCAAAGAACAGGCGGCAAGAGCGACAAGGGAGCGATCAGGGAAATACAGCCCGTCAATGTTCGGACGGTGCTGGAGAGCACAATACTGGAATCGTAAGAATGAGCCGCAAAGCAATGCCCCGGACGCAAGGAGCTTGCGAGTTTTTAGAGCCGGAAAACTATTCCACGACTTCGCACAGGGCTTTCTTCCTCCGCATCAGGTAGAGGTTGAGATAAAGACAGAACATTTTTACGGCTTTGCGGATATCGTAACGGACGATTGTGTTTATGATATTAAGAGCCAGCATTCTAAAAGTTTTTGGTATATGGAAAAGGCTCAAGACATTTATGAGGAAAAGAAAGGCAATATTCTCCAGGTATGTTCATATGCTTATTTCCTAAAGAAGCCTAAAGCAGAGCTTGTCTTTATCAGTAAGGACGATCTTTGCATAAAGGAGCTTCCGCTTCCCTTGGCAAGATTTGAGCCAGAGGTTAAAGCAGAATTAAAAAAACTTGTCGAGATTTGGGCAGAGGATAAATTACCGAATATGTGTCCGAGGGCCTACGGCAACGACAAAAAAACAGGCAAGCCGAAAGAGTGTTATTCTTATTGTAATTGGAGGACGAAATGCAGAGGGGAGGAATGGTTAAAATGAAAATAGAAATTAAAAATAGGTGGGATGATAAGATAATTTTGTGTGGAGAATATGAGAGCGTAAAGGATTGTTTAGAGCGTAATCGTGGCGCAAATCTTGGTGGCGCAAATCTTCGTGGCGCAAATCTTGTTGGCGCAAATCTTGATGGCGCAAATCTTGGTGGCGCAAATCTTGGTGGCGCATATCTTGATGGCGCAAATCTTGGTGGCGCATATCTTGGTGGCGCATATCTTGGTGGCGCATATCTTGGTGGCGCAAATCTTGATGGCGCAAATCTTGGTGGCGCATATCTTGGTGGCGCATATCTTGATGGCGCATATCTTGGTGGCGCAAATCTTGGTGGCGCATATCTTGGTGGCGCATATCTTGATGGCGCAAAAAGTTACTCAGAAAGCCATGACATTTTCATTGAGCTTGTTAGACGAGAAAAAGTAAAGGCGTTTACCCCTGCGCAATGGTCTTATATCGGAGAAATTGCAGTCCATCGCATTTGTTGGGGAAGCATTAAAAAACGATTCCGGAAAGAGATGTTGCCTGTTTTTGGTGTGTTAGCAAAGTCAGGGTTCGGGGAATATTTGGAAAAGTATAAACAAGTTTTAAAGGATAAAAACATATGAGGAGGCGTTAAAATGATGGTTGAAAAAGAAAATGTTGATTTAGAATTGGTAATTTTATATTGCCAGATTTTAGAAAAAGCGATCAAAAAGCAGATGCAGGGCGGTGATGATTTTATTAAAGGCGGTGTTACGATTACACAGAAAGTTGCTACGTTTTGCACAGAGTTAAAGAACAATAACGATGTTCATAAATTATTTGAGGAGGTGAAAATATGAGTTGTCCTATTTGTAAATCTAATTTTACTTATTGCCTTACCGACGGAACAATAGTCTGCCGGAAATGCGGCAAGAAAAGCAAACCAGAATCAGAAAAAAAATAACTTGACAATTATACTAAAGTATAATACAATGGAGGGGCAATGAGGGCAAATAATCCAAAACTAAAAACTAAATCCCTGAGCAAGAGCGAAAACACTTCGAGACCCCTTCCGATTTGTTCTCATTGCACCTCTTGTTCGGGGATTTCTTTTTCGGAGGTAATATGGATAACCAAATAAAAAACGATCAGGACATTGGCAAGTGGTCAAATGACTATTACACCAGAGGGCCGAAAGACAATAATAAAAAGCAATGCCGTGTCTGTGGAGAGTGGGAAGAAAAAGACCTGATGATTGAAACCCAGGAAGGCTTTTTCTGCAATGATGTTTGCGCGGAAGATTGGGAAGAATTTCGGGAAGATATGCGAGACGAGGACGAGAAAACAAGGGGGAAAGAATGAGATGCCCAAACGAAAAATGCATCGTTGAGAACACCAAAGAAAGTTACAAATATTGCTTTGATTGTGGAACTGAGCTTGTCAATAAAAAGCTCTTATGCGAGCAATGTAAATGCGAAATTAGCAAGCTGGATATGTATTGCCCTGAGTGCGGAAGAAAGTTAAGAGAGGATAAGCCGTGGATATACTAAAAATCAACCAAATCCTTGAAGTTGCCCCAGCTAAGATTGCAGAGTATGCCGAAAAAGAGAACGCTTCTTATGCCGAGATGATTAAAGGCGATCACGCATACCGACAAGAGAGGGCAAGGGCTTATTTAAGGCTTAAAGCAGAGGGCGGTAAGGCAATTAAGGACATTGAATATATACTTGATGATAGTAAGGAACTCGGCGGGATTAAAGCTAAAACATTAGAAGCTGAGATTGCCTATAGGGCGTGGAAGACCAAGAAAAACAAAGCCCAGGACAGCCTTCAAAGCGTAATGGAGATTGGGCGGAATGTTAGAGCAGAGCTAAAGAGCTTGGGAGATAATACTTAGGGAGATAAATCAATGGAATATGTAACGGTCAGAAACCTAGAAAAGTATCATCCAGGATACAAAGATAGACATTTGGTTTGGGGGAAAATATGCTTTACGGCAATCGCAGGTGATCCAGATTGGGATTTGATCGAAAACGAGGTTGACAAATGGCGGCTTGTAGGCATCATTTTATTGGAACTCAAAGCGAAGCGACCACTGCCAAATGATGATGCATTCTGGAAAAAATACTTTAACATTGATAATCGCCCAATGTCATTGACATTACAAATGTTACAGAACTTTATTTCTTCAGTTACGGAAGAATCAAAAGTCTGTAGCCTAGAGAAGAGTAGAATAGAGAAGAATAGAATAGATAAGAATAATGTGCATTTTGAAGAAAATTCAACCACTTTAAAGGCAAACGAAAAACCAGAAAAGGTTGCGCCAGTTTTCAACTTTGACGAAATCTGGGAACTATACCCGCTTAAAATAGGCAAAAAAGCGGCGGCAAGGCACTTTTCCGCCACGATCAGGACCCAAGCCGACCTGGACGACCTAAAGAAGGCGATAATGCATTACAAGCAATCCAGGCAAGTTTTAAGCGGTTATGTGCAACACGGCTCTACTTTTTTCAATAATTGGCAAGATTGGGTGGAAATGCCTGGTGTGAGTGATGAGGATAAAAAGCTAGCGGAGTTTAAGCAGAAAATAGGTGTAAAGTGAGAAGAGAATATTACCAAATCCCAGAAGAGATGACTAAGATGCGTAAGATAATCGAGTCAGAGAAAGACGACAGCAAGCGAGAAGAGTTAGTAGCGTCGGCATTTGCAGACCATGGAAACTTAGATTGCTTCCTGCCCCATGCCGAGCCGGAAAGACCAGCCGGAACGGACGAATACTTGGAACTCAAGCCAGACAAGCAGAAAGAAGTGGCGAACACAAAGGAAGTTTTTAAGATTAGGTCGTATATTGCCAAAGCGTCAAGGCTTGTAAGGGAAAATGAATCAAATGCTTATTTTGTGGCTAATGTATTATTGCCAGCGTATGAGAGAATCGGGAGTGAGGAATATGTCTGCAGGTGTCGGGATATACTTTCAGAGCATAACAGACCTCAGACAATGAGTTTAGATAAAGCAGAGCAAACATTTAGATCGGAATGGTTCAGTTAAAAAGGAGACAATATGAGAACTTGTAATTGTGGTGGAGAGATGGAAAAGAAGTCTGGAGTAAGCAAGAAAAACAACAAGCCTTGGGCAGGGTATAAGTGCGGAGTATGCGGTGCGTTTGAGTTTGAAAAGACCGAATATAAAGGTCAATCTTCTGGGAATCAATCCAAGCAATATACGCCCAAGAAAGAAGAAAGTCAAGTAAATAATTTAGAAATATTAAAACTTGCGGTTGAGTTTGTGCAAGACGGCAACGAAGAAAAACTATCAAGATCATATTTTTTAATGAAAAATCTGCTTTCTGAAATCATTAACATTTCTTCAAAACCAGGTCAAGACGAGGAGATACCTTTCTAATGAGCCAATGTTCCAGCTGTAAAAACAAAGACTGCCCGATCAGGGGCGAGAACGATGTTAAATATTGTCCGGAGTATAAACAAAAATGATTAAACCATACTACGAAGAAAAAGACATAACAATTTACCACGGAGATTGTCTGGAGATTATGAAGGAGTTGCCGGACAAGAGCATTGACTTGGTGCTGACTGACCCGCCTTATGGGATTGGATTTAAAGCCAAGGGATACGCTGATATTGACGAAAATAACTATTTAACTGTTTTAAATTTATTTAATGATTTTAAGAAGGCATTTATTTCATACCCAGAAGAAAGCATGAAGTATTTTGTTAAGGCGTGGGGGTGTCCAGACGAGGTATTGGCATGGTGTTATAATTCTAACATTTCTCGGCAATTTCGATTAGTAAATATTTATGGTAGCAATGTAAATTATTCATTAGAAAAACAAAAATGTAAAAATCCAAATGATGAGAGGGTTAATGAGTTTGTTGATATGTATGATTGGTTTTGCGATATTCAGCTGGTTAAAAATGTATCAAATGAAAAAACAGACCATCCATGTCCTGTCCCTGTAAAATTGATGTCTAGAATAGTTAAATTAACTGACAGTTACTATGTTTTAGACCCCTTCCTCGGCTCCGGGACAACCGCCGTAGCATGCAAGGAATTAAACCGCAAGTGCATAGGCATAGAAATAAGCGAGAAGTATTGCGAGATTGCAGTCAAGAGATTGAAAAATACAATTAAACCAATGTTTTAGGGGGGAGAAATGAAAATAGAAAAACTAACAAAAGAGCAAGAGAGTAAACTTGAAGAATACAAAAACAAGTGGCTTAAAATAGGGCTATCTACTGATAGGATAGACCGAAAGTCAGCAATAGAGAGACTGCATGAGTTTGACAGAGAAATATTAGGCAATACCCAAGACGTTCCTGTCATAATTATGCAGTCTCCATTAGAGGCTTGGATGGCGGTTATCTTGTGCCATAACCTTTTTTATGGTGATAAAAAAATATCAGAGAATCAGGTCTGGGATCAGGTCGAGACTCAGGTCTGGACTCAGGTCTGGACTCAGGTCGGGAATCAGGTCGGGAATCAGGTCTGGAATCAGGTCTGGAATCAGGTCGGGAATAAGGTCAGGAATCAGGTCGAGAATCAGGTCGAGAATCAGGTCGAGAATCAGGTCAAGAATCAGGTCGGGAATCAGGTCTGGAATCAGGTCTGGAATCAGGTCAGGAATCAGGTCGAGAATCAGGTCTGGAATCAGGTCGAGAATCAGGTCGAGAATCAGGTCAGGACTCAGGTCTGGAATCAGGTCAGGAATCAGGTCAGGAATTTCGTTTATCCCTACCTAAATTTATCGTTTTGGGCTGGATATTTCGGATTTTACGAGTTTATAAATAAAGAGCTGAGCATTGTTTTTAATGAACAACAAAAATGGGATATGTTAATAGGGTTATCAGATATTTCTTGGGTCTATCCGTTTAAAGATTTCTGTGTAATAAGCGAAAAACCAATAAAAATAAATATGAAAAACGGGTCATTGCATTGCGATGGTGGATCGTCGGTAGAATACGCAGACGGTTTTAAATGCTGGACATTAAACGGAATTGCCGTTCCCAAACATATCGCCGAAACACCTGCCGAAAAATTAGACGTGCAATTAGTTTTAGACGAGAAAAACGCAGATGTTCAGCGTGAAATAATCCGCAAGATTGGGGCAGAGCGGTTAATTAAAAAACTCAATCCCAAAACGCTGGACGAATGGACGCATGAGCCGCAGGGATTGAAATATAAACTTTATGAGGTGAAACTTCCGAATACAGATATTCGCAGAAAATATTTGTATTACGAACACGCCAGCGTGCCGGGAGTGTTTTTTTGTAAACCTGTGCCGCCGCAATGCACAAAGGCAATACACGCAAGGGCGTTTCAGTTGAGCATGGTAAACGCAGATGAAATAGAAAAATTAACCGCAAAGGACGAGGCAAGAATTTTGGAAAATCTGCCGTCAGTCGTTGCATAAAAATGGAGGGTGTTATGGATCTGAGAAAAAGAGTATTACAGCATGGTGATGTTATTTTAATCGCAGTTAATGAAATACCGGAGGGGGCAAAGCAAGTTAAACTTCCGAAAAGAGGGTTTATTCTTGAGCGTGGCGAGGGAGTGCATACTCATGTCATCGAGGACACGACAGGGCTAAAGGTTTACGAGAAAGACGGCGTGATGTATTTACTGGCAGAAAATGCGGTGCAGGTAGACCACGAGGAACACGGATTAAAGACCATAGAAGCCCGCCCGATAGAAAAGATTATCGAGAGGGAATGGGACTATGAAAGCGAAGAAGCCAGAAAGACGGTGGATTAAATGAAAAACCTATCAGGTCAGGAAGTCGGGATTGAGGTTGGGATGGTGTGCAGGGACACGGATGGGACATGCTGTCATATCCGAGCAAAAGGAAGAAATAAATTTATTCGAGGAAATTGGGAAAAAACAATTGAAAGGGCAATTTTAACTGAAGATGAAGACACCGTTAACCATGAAGTTATGCAATGTTGGGTCTGCGTCGATTACCACAAACCGCTGGGTGTAGATAAGAATGGGAAAGAGGTGCATTATGGGGATACTATTTACTCAGCAGGCAGTCCAGAACAAAAAGTCGTGGGGAGACACCACGATTGGTTTTTGCTTGATGTGAAGTGTGATATGGACTATACCGCTATTTTTATGGCAATCTTAAAACAGAAAAACCCTCTCCGCACCCAATCCGAGAAAACGCCTGAGCAGATTGAAGAAGAAAAGGCAATTAAGTTATTGACGGAGAGGGGCAGAATTAGAGATGGGAAGGTGATTGTGTGAAGAAATTAAATCATAGCAATAAATGTTCCTGCGGACATCTTCGGAAATATCACGGAGTGTATGTAGAAAAAAAAAGAAATCATAGGGGGAGTAGATTGGTTTGCAGTCTGGACAATTGTCCTGGTTGGAACAGGTGTGATTTAAGCAGGTATGAATCCCAATGAAACTAATCCTAACCTGCAAGCGGAAGAAGTGCGAGTCTAAAATGAGAAAATTTAACTCACTGCTCGGTAAAGTATCACTGTGCAGGGGGTGCAAACACGTCAAAGTGGAGGAGGTGGGGGAATGAACGAATCAGAAAAAGCGGAAGAGTATTTTATCCAGTATGTTTTTTGTTCTATGGACCGTTCTTTATTGCGAGGGGAGTCCAGACCGATATATGACAAACTATTTTGTATGTGGTTTGAAGTTTGGCAAGGATTGAATGACTATGTTGGTGAAGGCAAGAGTGCATTATGTGGGAAACTGTTTAAAAAAAAATTATTAGGACGAAGATGAAGATATTTAAAAATCCAAATTTATCAGGTGGGTGGAAATGCCCGATTTGCAAAGAAAGCAAATTAGGCGAGGTTGTGCTGGTTGGAATCAATGGCACTCAGGAAGATGGGCTTATGCAGGCAGAACAAATTCACCTTGAATGTATCGACTTACTGTATTATCCCAAGGACAAGATTTTAGCTCAAAAAATTAACCGTGCATAGCAAATGAAAGGGGTGAAGTGATGGGATATTTAAAACATCCTGCGTATGAATATACAACTCCGATTTTATATGATAAAACTTGTTCTTGTGAGGATAAATTGACCAAACTCTACCCCAATGTCTGCTTTAGATGCAGAAGATTAGTAGTCATCCGGTCAACGGCAGAGGAAAGAAAATGTAAACACAAGGAGTGGGAAATACTTGGTGATGGGACTTTTGACCCCGTATGCAAATCTTGCAAGAAAAAAGTAGCGGTAGGGGATAGTGATGAATTTAGAATTTTATTTAAAGACCTGTAGAGGGGGTGAAGTGATGGACGAAAAAGAAATTCGGGAAGCGGTAAAATATTTTAAGGACGAATTGGAATTTTGGGAGAAAAATGCCGGGCGAGAACAGATGTTAGCAATGAACAGATTACTTTCCCTCGCCGAGCGTTGGCTTGCGGTGAAGATGCCGGAGAAAAAAGAATGTGGGCTACATAAAGATGCTATAGATGGTCCAGCTGATGTTTTAACGTGTATGTCCTGTGCGGCAATAGAGATTCATAATTTAATGATAGATGACTTCCGAACCCTAATCGCCAAGGACTACATCAGCCGAGCGGAACACGAGCGACAGATTGCCGAGCTGAAGGGCAGGGTGCTGAGCGTGGAGGAGATAAGAAGCATTTCGGCGCAAGCATACTGCACAGATAGAAATAGTAAAAAAGTTTTAGACCCTGATTTGCTCGAAGATATTGCCCAGGCAATCCACGATGAGATGGCGAAAGGAGAGAAATGAAAAAGCACAAAGAGATTAGGGCGTGGATAGCCACTAAAGATAGGTTGCCAAGGTTTGATATTCCGGTGCTTGCTTGTCTAGAAAGCGGCTATGATGGAAGTTTATACATATTACCGATGATACGTAGCTATGTCGAAAATGAGGGGTGGTATTGGTGTGTTCACTCTGGTTCTGGTTTAGATTTGGCTGATAAAAACAATTATGAGTGTGAAGATGATTACGATGTTAGATACTGGATGCCGTTACCAAAACCGCCAAAGTCAAAGTAACCGTCGAGGAAGTTTAGTCCAGTAAAAAGTGGACATTTAGCAAGAGTGGACATTTGTCACAAATAAAT